GAATGCGCATGATCCTTCGTAGGAGCATTATATGCCCACGGCCATTCGCCGTCTATCTTGGTCTTTACCGCATTGCGACTAGCGAGGATCTTTTTTGTGCTCATATGTACCTATTTACACCTAGTTATACTGGGTTATACACGTTTCCGAGTATAACCCCGCATATACGTTGGGATAACTCCAACGGCTTATTAACGTCCACCGCCACGACGCAAGGGGATCTTACTTCCTAGTTTCTGTAGCCCGTTTTGATAGGGTATTTTTCCGCTTTTCTGATGCCCATTTCCTGATCTTGTTTGATCTGCTCTGTAGTGTCAGGATATTTGCTACCTAAATGACCTGCGCCTTCTGCGCTGGATTCCATTTTAACTTTGTGTGGGCCATCAGGGAAAACGTGTCCTTTTCCAGGAGCGCCTACCCAACTGCTATGGTCATCAATTTTTCTGCCGGACATATTACCTCGGGGGTGATGCTTTCTCTCCATTATACGATTCAAAAAATCATTTGCAAGAATTCTTTTAGCGCATACGGGTGATGCCCCAGCGCTCCAGGATGCGGAAATCTTGAGGTGTGAGCTTTTGGGGGGCCCTGCCAAACCCCCCCCTCTTGAGATATGGAGAGAAGTAACGGATGATGAGAGCAGCCTCACGGGCAATATACTGGGTCGTATACCTTTCGTCCACCATCACATACCTTGGGCTTCTTGCCCCTGTTGCATAGGTTGCTGTCCTTGTTGCTGGCCACCTTGTTGCATGCCCTGTTGACTTTGCATCATCAGTTGGTTAACAAAGTCGTTGCTCATCGCTGTCTGCTTGGCGTCCTGCTTCTCGCGGTCCTCATTCTGCTCTTGGCGGTAGTCGAAGCTTTCGATCTGACCCATCTTGAGCATAGTCTCGACTTCGCCGTACTTGGCAATGACATCAACCATCTTCTCCAGCGCTTCCATTTTGTCCCTAGTCGCGAGGGCACGGTTCCTAGTAATTTCACTGAGTCTTTCCTCAAAGAGGCCGATATCTGCTTCAGCACGGCCATGCCGTTCGCGAGCTGTCGCCAGATTGGCCATCGCTTTCGACATGAGCTCTTTGAGTTTCGCCTCTTCGAACGCGTGTTGGATGTTTTGTGCTTCATTTTGTACTGCCTGTGCTTGTTGTTCTTGTTGTTGTAAGAATTGGATCGCCTCAGCCTTGCCAGAGATGTTGAGTTTAGGCACAACCATAGACGGTGGGAATACCTCCCGGCCGAAACGCTCGTTGATCTCCATCATCTGCTGCGCCTGGGTGTTCTGCTGCGTAGGCGTGAGCTCGCCCTCTTCCACGATCACTTGGAACTTGGAGAAGATCTTCGAGTAAAAGAACGGGCTCGGCTCTTCGCCGATCATGAGCGCGATTTTCGCGGCTTCCCAGTTGTTTAGGACGATCTTCAAGAGCTTGTCTCCAAGCAACTTCAGAGAGCCGTCCCACTGATCGAAATACTTTTGCAACACCATCAGGTTAGCAGCCTGCTTAATCAGCGTAGTAAGAGATGACGCTTGCTTGTCGTTCTGCGCCGACCAGTTCTCTAAATCGACGCCAGATGTGGCGAATATCAAGTTCTTCATCTGGTCGGCGAGCAACATGTCTGATTCGGGAACGGAGGAAGGCAGGATCTTCTCGCAGTCCACCAGCTCATACCCTTCATTGATAATGACGTCCCAGCCCTGGCCAGCTTTCTTAAGGTTGTCCTCATTGGCGACAGCGCCCACCTTGCGCTTCCACCCGGCGTTGATCGTCGCTTCACTGATATCATGATTCAAAATAATTCTACGATTCATGAGCCAATTAGAGTCGCGCATAGTGCGGACCAGGCCCCTTACCCTCAGGTCGTAATAATTGATATGAGGTTCATAATTCCAAAAAACAGGGATAAAAGGACAATCGTCAAAGCCGAGAGGATTATCTCCTTGGTACATGAGTTGATCATTGAGCACCACCGCTAGTTTCCAGCACGGAACTTCTACCTCTACAGGCTCCATGTCTGGTATGTTATAAAGGATTTGTTCTAGTTGATCTTCTCCACCGGAGAAGTCGAAGAACTGATTACGGGAACGTGAGTAGAGCCTTTTCTTTTTTTTCTTCCACTTATACCATACATATGACAACACCATTAGGTCATTGCGTGCCATGTTGTAGTTCTCCGGAAGGAAATAGAAAGATCCATAACGCTGAGGCGTCCCTGCCATGGGAGCAATGTTTTGGAGCTTATCGGGGAAGCGATCTTCGGCTTCTTTCTTTGATATGTACTCCTGACACCACACAAATTGCGCGTCCGACATGTCGTAATTGCGGAAGTACGGATCAACCAGAAACGAATTGTACTCCCACAACTTAACCTTTAAAGACCCCTGTGCTTGGTCATCACCGCTATAATCCAAATAAGGCTGAAGGAGCACCATGCCATTAACGGTAGCCTGCTCACATGCTCTAGAAAATTGTTCATGAATCCCTTCCGCGTTACATACGTGTGTGATTAGTTTGTTGTACTGATCTGTAGTCTGTGTGTCGGCCCCCTCGGAGGGAATATACTGAATCTGCTTACGGTGCTGTCTCTGATAGCCAGTAACCATGTTTACGGGTTGCTGGAGAATGTTGAAGTAAAGCTTCTGTTGCGAGCTGGTAGGGTTGATTCCAAAGTATCGGTTTACGTATTCCTGAGAACCTGCGTAAAAGAGAGTGTCTATGTTGGATTGGTTCCATCTTGCTTGCTCTATGGGCTGAAATTTGGAGTAGAGATTGTCTAGCCACTGTCTCACGTTCCCCTGATTGGGTTCGAGCGCGTTGTTCCAAGGGGGATAGTAAAAGGACATAGGACTCCCAGGTGTGTTAAATGGGAGAGTAGCATTAAATATTTTATTATATCAACAAGAGAGGTGTTGACTCTATAGAGGGGAAATCTTAAAATGTCCTGATTGAAAACATTCAGGATTTATGAAGAGAGAAACAGAAAGGCTGAATCTGGAAGAAAGGATAAAGATCCAAGAATTATTGGAATCGGAACACAGCAGGTTTAGAATCTCTAAAATCATGTGCAGAGCATATGCGACCATACAAAGAGAGATTCAAAGGAACTCAGTAAATGGAAAATATGACGCTGTAGAAGCCGATAAACTTTCGAAAACTATCCACCGCATGCGTTTTAGAATATTTAATCTTCAAGAAGCTGAGTTGATAAAGCAAATGGTCGAGCGTCAAGCGCCTATTTCTGAGATTGTCCGGACGATCAAATGTGCAAAAGCAACCCTTAGAAATTTCCTTAAAGCAACCAGACTAGATAAAATACATAAACCTTGTAGTTCACCAGGAATTTTGGAAAGACTAGAGGCCCTAGAAGAGCAAATGAAGATCGTTTTCGATGCGCTGAGGGAGAAATAGCGTGGTCAGAAAACACAGAACTCCACTTAACCTAGAAGAAAGAGCCCAAATAGAGGCATTCTTAGGAGAAGGAAAAACCTATTACTATATAGCACTGCAAATAGGGAGAGCGCCTTCCTTAATCAGCAAAGAAGTTTCAGTCGGGTCGATCAATGGGCGTTATGACCATAAACATGCTCAAGAAGAGGCAGAAAAGAGGCGACAAAAGATTGGGGCATTTTATAGGAGACCACTTTCTGAAGACCAAATACAAGAAATGATCCACATCGCATCTCAAGGGATTTCCATATACGAGATTGCCAAAAAATTCCGCTGTTCTGCGACAAGGGTATCAAAAATAACGGGAATTTCCCCTAAAAATTTAACAAACACATCGGGAAGCGTGAGTCTCCTATCTAGAGTCGATTCATTAGAAGAACAAGTTAAGATATTATTTGAAACCATAAAGGAGTTAACAAAGTGAAAATCAAAACAGAAGACCTATCCATATTCAAAAAAGCCGAAGGCAACCGAGATATAGACCCCGGTAATCTTAAAAAGATCGTCAATTCCATCAAGATCAACAACATGCTGGAACTGCGTCCGTTGATCGTAAACAAGAAGATGGAGGTAATAGATGGCCAACACCGCCTAGAGGCTGCCAAAGTACTAGGAGTGCCCGTATATTATGAAATAAGCGTAGACTCCACGATAGAGGATATGATCCTGTTTAACACAGCGCAAAAGGGCTGGTCTACAGATGATTATGTTAAGTTCTACGCATCGAGAGGTGACGAAAACTATATCCGTGTGCTAGATTTAGCCAAAAAATACGATTGCACAGCAGCTAATATTCTATCAATGTCTACGAGAGCGGGGGGTAGGAAAAACAACACCCTAAAGGCTGGACACCTTCAATTCGACTTCCTAGAGGCCGACGAAAAGATCAGACAAAAAATGTGGCAATACAGCCAAGTAGCAGAGTTCATAAAGCTAAAAACTTTTGAAGCAAAGGCGTACACCAACAAAATCACCTTCAAAAGGTCTCTGTTCATTCTGTTTGAGAACCCGGAGTTTGACTTTGAGACCTTCATGCGCAAGCTGCAAATCAATATCTCGAAAATGCACCCATGCACCATGATGTCTCAATACATTCAACTGTTGAAGGAAATATACAACTACAGAAACGAAAACCCCATCCCATAGGAGGCCCATGAACATTTTAGAAGCGCTCAAAGAACTAGAAAACGGCAAAGTGATCAGATACGAAAGGCGTCCCGGAACTTACGACGAAAAAGACGACATCGTAAGATATTACTTGCAAACAGAGACCATCCCATTTGAGGAAAAGTCCCTGGCCTATGTGTCTATATCACAGGATTTGAAGAGCGAGAGTTTTAAGCTCTCAGATCTGGACTACTCCATAAGAGAGCACCTTCCCCAGGAGTTGGTAAAATGCGAAAAGCTCGTCGCAACTACCATAAGCGAAATGCTTGCTGAGATCGTAGAGCACTGGAAGAAAAAGCAAAGCAACTAATCAATAACAGGCAACGGGGGCAGGCGCATCCAATGCGTTACGCCCTCTGGATAACAATCGTCCAGTAGACGCACTCGTCTAGCAAAGAATGAGAGTTCCTCTCCTACATCATAGGTATCCAGCCAGCCATAATAGATCTGCTTTCCATCGGTGAACAAGATGTCAATGCCAGCCCTAGGCCGTTCGTCCTCTACCGAAACCCAACGTGGCAATGAGTCGTCCATCTCCTTGGCCATTTTCATGATGCACTCGGCGGTGATGGGAGAAACAATCACCTCGGCCATTTTGATGTTTTTAGGACATCCGCCCTTTGAAGCGCGTTTAACGGGCGTCTTTTTCTTCATAGGATGATCCGAATGGGGGTATTGACGGGTTCGTAGTGTTCGTTGACGTGGGAGCAGTTAATCATTTTCCATGTACATTTATCGTGAAAGACGTTGCTAACACTTACTGCGCCGTATCCCTCGTGAATGTGCCCAAAAATAAGAAGTCTCCTCCTACCGTCTCCGTCATCATCAATTTTACCGACTCTATGAGCCAATGATTTGCTTCCTACGTGGTAATTGCCACAGTGCTGGTCATAGTCTACCAAATCGAGTATCCCAAAAGGAGGCCCATGAGTAACCAGTATATCCACATCATCGGGGATAAGCGCCCATTTTTCAGCCAGCTCTTCCTCCGTATCGACGGTAAACGCTTTGCAATGGGGATTCATCCCAGGGAAAGTGAGCGTCCACGGAGAACCCCAGATTTTGAGCTTCTTTTGCACTTTTAGTATCACATCTATGCAGACGCTACTTTGGGGATCATTGTAGTCTTCCTCTTGCCAGTAAACGAATTCTGTGCCCGAGTCGCATAGATAATCGAACTCATAGAGAACGTCATCCTTTATGTCGGTGTTTTGCAATAGATTGTCGTTATTACCCCCTATAAATATTTTCTTCTCGTAATCCTGCTCTCGCAGCCAATTTGCGAAGAAAATATATTCCTGGAATCTATCTCTACCAGTCAGGTCACCAGCCACAATCAGCAAGTCTCCGCCTTCTAATTCGGGATAGTGACCATGGAGGTCGGCTATGCAGTCAATTATCATCAGTTCACCGGAAGTATAAATTCAACGTATTGACCACAAGTACACAACAAATAAACCCCTGTGTCGTATTCACCTGGACCGCTTTGAGTAAGCAACGTCTGTTTTTTTCCGCACTCACAAACCCTCTCATAGGCGTATCTATCACATTCAGGAACACAGTCGATTATCACTCGTCCTCCTCTAGCGTCAGTACAAAGGCAGCTAGCGCCATGGTTAGGTTGTTAAAGTTGTCCTGCACAAAATCTACATCGTCCGGCGCATACGAGCAGCCATTCAACGTATCATACTTCCTGCGAATCTCTCTCAATAAGAACTCTTCATCGTCCATAATCACCCAAAAATGTAAGCTAATGTTGCACAGATCATTACAAGGCCCATGAATCCCAGCAAGCAGATAAAGAAGACAGAAGAGTCACTCATCTTGGTCATCCATCCTTGCATCCCATCATACACACCCACGAAAAGCACTCTTTGCCTATCACCATGCATTTATACAACCCACAAATCTTACACTTAGGATTTTCTATAACGTTTCCGTCAGAGTCACGCAAAGACGTGCATTCGGGAGGCAAAAAACGAATGGGTGTGATGGAGCCCCATTCCTCTTTAACATCATCCTCATCCATCATCTAAACCCCGGCGTTGGTGCTTCCACTTCCATATAAGGATCTTTAGCTTTAGGTTTGTATGTAGCCACTTTATGAGTGGCCATAACATAGCGCAAAGCATCAACGGCATGGTCATTTTTCTTAACAGGCTCGTCCCAGCCCCTCTCTCCCTTCTTGCGGTCCCAAACATAGCCCTCTATCTCCTTAATGAGATTAGTACATCGGTCCATCACAAGCAGAGCGCCACGCTTCATCTCGCTCGTCATGATCATGATCCCGTCCTCAACGTCATTGTTGGCGTCTACCGTGTGCATACCCCTTCTTCTAAGCTCCGTCTTAAAAGAAGCAGCGCTGGGATCTATATATATATTACGCACGCCATAAGGCTCAAGGAACTTTTCAAGGTCCTCCGCATACTCCGAATTAGTCTTTTGCCTATGAGTCTTGGAAGAGTCCCAGTAATACTCGGCCTCTACCCACATCATCTTCCCCGTTTGCGTAGCCTTCCCAGTAGATACTCCCACAAGCACACAAGCAAAAGCGTTAGACGTTCCGTAATCCACGCCAGCAACAAAATACTCGGCACAAGCAGGAGCGCGAGCACGCGTATAAAGAGATCGGTCAAAAAAGTCAAAGATAGCCCCCTCTGCAAGACACCATAGGCCAAGGTAGTTGCGCTTGTAGAACAAGCCACTCACACTGTTCTTGACCCTCTGTTTGTAATCTTCATCAAGGAAGGGGTTATCGTCTAGTGTGAAGTGCATCGAGAAGTAGTTCTTGTCGCCGGCGTCACCCAAATCTATCCACTGCTTGAGCTTATGCGCCGGGTAAGACGGGTTCATAGAAGCAAAGCCCATCGAGTAGGGATTAGACAAACGGGTGTCGATCATCTCAATAATACTTTCGGGGTACAATGTCATTTCGTCGCAGTACACGCGTGACATGGTCTTACCCTGTATAAGGCCAATGGACCCTTCATCCTTAGCGCCAATCGTGCCAATCGTCTTGTCCATGAAGAGCAGCTCTCGTTTGTACTCTGACCACGTGCAGCTAGGCGTAAATACAGAGAGCGGATCGTTGGAACCCTTAGGACTAAGGATAAGCGAAATAGCGTTGTCAAAGATCGTCTTGGACGTCTTGCCTATCATCCATATCTGCGAATCCGGGCAATCAATCAGCGACTGCATAAATGCGAACAGGGTCCCCACAGTCTTGCCACTGCGCACAGAGCCGTGTGCCAGGTTCCACTTTGCCCGGGCGTTTAGGATGAATTCAAGCTGTTTGGGAGAGAGGGAGTCGGGCAAATGTCACCTAGCTTTTTGAAGACCACAATATCACAATGAGCGCATTTGTAAACTTCAAAATAGCCACGATCTTTCTTACGGTGGTAATACCCAAATCCCTCCACGATCTCCTCAAACTTGACAAAGCGCCTACACTCTGGACACCGGGGGCGTTTCTCCTTGCTCACCACTACATGTCTCCTTTATAAGGGGGCTCTAATCGCTCCTTTATACCCCTAATCTCAAGACAAATGGTTAGAAGAGCCTTGGGCAAGTTATAATCCGAATATTTAGAGGTCCTTTCGCACGTAGCTGCGTGCTCTTGAAACGTATTAATCAAGCTGGCTAAATCATAACCGTGTTTATCACTCATTGCACCTTCCTCTCGATTCTCCACAAACATTTAAGAATTTGCCATAAAAATCCCAAGCCAACACCGGCCATAAACAACAAAAGGTTCTGCGTCCAAATGCTCATTGCGCCTTCACCTTCTTTTCCAGCTCGTCAAATCTTTCCTCTAATTCCCGGTGCCTAGCGAACAGGCTACGGCGCGCCTTTTCAGCGCTCTCCTTAACTTCTTTCATCTCGCGCAACAGCGCCATTAACTGATTCTCGTCTAAAAAGTCTAACTGTATCATAAAGAGCCTCCTACATGGGGGAGGAGTATAACGAAAGCGCACAGGAGAAGCAAGGTTAAAGAAAAGATTACCTATAGATAAGATTTAATATATAAGATAGGCTTCAAAAGCCTTAACCAACAAGGAGGCCCTATGTACTACTTTTTAGCCCTTTCCCTATTCGCGATGGTATTCGGATACGCCGACGACGAACAACCAGCGCCAGAAGCGCCTATCCACACAGAGGAATACGCCAGCGCGCCTCCTCCTGCAGTCAAGCACAAGAAACCCCCAAAAGGCGATCCATCTAACGCAAGAGCTGGCAAATGGATTGTCAAGACTGGCTTACCCGGCGACACCAACATACACGTCACGGTAAAAGCGAAAACCAAGTTTTAGAGCCCCGGGCTCATGCTCGTTTGTATAGCAGTCGTTGCCGTTGTTGTATTCATACTAAGGTATTTACGTGCGAAATAGAGAGCGAAAGCCAGATGACCAACAAAGAGTTGAAGAGGCGATTGATATTCTAATTGAAACAACAGCATTAAACCCTCAAATAGAGCCCACACTATGGTATTCGGCCGTCTATACGCTGATAGCTAAAGGAATGAGGGATTCTGGCTTTTCATACGAAAAGTACCATCAAGAGATGGAAGCCATTGCCAAGCACTATAAGTGGGTGTGGGATGAGGAATAGGGCCAAGTGCAAGCTTTGCAACGACATCTTAGAGAGCTTCCACGTCAATGACCGCGTAGAGTGCTCTTGTGGAGAGATATCAATAACCGGCGGTCAGCACGCCTTTGAGTGCGCCTATCGCAACATCTCAAGCTTCATACGCCTAGACGACAACGGCAAGGAAATAGAGGTGAAAGAAGCAGGGCAAGAGGGCGGTATAGAGGGAATAGAGGAGCAACTACCAGTAGAGTTTACGCTTGAGATGATACGCCAGTGCGCTACAGAGGACAAGGAGAGAGATCCCCGGCGCCTAGTGACGAGCTACGATCTGTATTGCTTGGTAGAGGCGCTTTATCATGTGATTAAAGGAAAGATTTAACTTTTGCTCTTGTCCAGATACTTGGCCATCTGTTCGGCGATCCTCGAGCTTATCTCAAGGGCCCGGGATTCGGCCTCCCTTTGTTGTTCGCTTATTTGTTCGGCTTTGACGTTGGCCATCTCTTTCTCATGATACTTTAATTCAGCGTCATAAACGGCTTGGTAGCGATTATAGTGCGCCGGATGTACTTGTTTACCAAGCTTTTGCGCCATTCGCCCTGCAATCTTTTGTTTAGCCGTTCTATAAAGATCAGCGAAAGCGGGATAACGACTATTAAGCCAAGATATAGTTTCAAATGTAATATAATTATCGCTAGTAAACCCGCACATAATGATAGAGTCTTCTTTCTCCATCCATTCAATGAGTTTGCTGGAGAGCTCGTCAACAGCTTCCTGTGTCCATGATTCGGGGCGCCCGTTCTTTTGAACAAGCTTCCAGATGTCGTTTCCCTTTTGAAAGCGCGTGGCGATATCAGCTCTTTCTTTTGGGGCCTCGTCCATGTTCACCAGATAAACTTAATTTTAATGATTATGTCGTCGATTGCGTCCACAAATTCGCTTGTGATTGAGTCCACGTATTTTTGAAGCGTGGGATTGTCCCGGTTGATTGCGGTGTTTCCGCTGTAATCGAGGTGTTTGTGCGTGAGGCGCTTTTCCTCGTTGCGTGCGGTGATGGATATCTCAATCATTTTTTTAACCTCTTAATTCCAATGTGTAGCAGAAAAAGAATTTTTATGCATTGTATTTAATAGATTGGTAGGGTAATATGTTCGGAATAACGCAATGACGCGTTGACAAAACAGGAAAAAGAGTATGATAATTGTCACAAAATCAAAGGGCAAGTTTACTTACCACGGTGTGGGGTATCACGCGTGCCAATTTCTGAAAACTGTTTCTCATGAAAGTCTACTGCCTACAGCAAAAGAGGTATGGAAGTTGGGCCAAGTTGACTTGTATTTTTTAGGAAGGTGTATTCCCGTTCATGCGGAATTAAATAGACAATTGGCTTTAGTCAAATAAACCCGGGGGATTCGTCCCCCTTTAACAAACAGGAAAAAGAGTATGGACAATTTAGATGTAAATGAGTCGCAGTACATGGGTATCGCTTTCAATGAGATTTTTGTGATTAAGGGCCCAATGGGGTCTTCTGGTTTTAGATCGGGTCAGTGGACGGTTCATTATAAAGGGATCGATTATAGAGTGTTTGCCTCTGTTCCTCATTGCATGGAACTACAAGATCAAGATGAAAGAGTGAAAAGAGAATTTATAGCTGAATTTGTACACGAAAAACAATAATTAAAAGCCGGGGGCCACGCGCCCCTTTAACAAACAGGAAAGAGAGTATGAAAACAGAGTATCTTGATCAACAACTCCACGATTTGTGGGGTGATTATTTAGACTTTTGCGAGAAGTATGCTGGAAAGATCGCAGATGCTGAGTTTGCTTTTGCTATGACGCGAATGGTGTCTAAAATGGCCTTTGACCTGGCGCCTAACGAGGGGGTTGCTTACAAGTTGCTCTTGGCTGGAATAGAGCAAGGGATGAAAGAAAGTTATCAGGAAAAACAGTAAACACCGGGGCCCTTTAGAGAGGGCCTCTTAACGATAGGAGTATGAAAATGAATTATTCAAAGTATTTTGAAACGAAAAAGCGTGACAACGGAAAATGTTTTGCCTACTTAATAGACACAGCTCCTCGAAAGCTTTGCGACTTGGTTCAGCACGTACACGATTTGGTTTACCGTGAGACGCACTGTATGTTCCCCAATGACTGGATTTATTGGACCATTATGCATGCTTTCGAGGACTTAGAAAGAGGTTGTCTAGAAGATTGTAACATAGAGCCGGATTCATATTATAGGGACTTGTATGAGTGGTTCGGTGAGAATTTCGCCAGAGATTATTGTGATTCGGCTGTAGAAGAGGACTACTGCGATGGAAAGGACATTTACAAAACTATCGCGTGTGCACAGCAAATGTCTATGACTGATATTTACCATGCCGTTAATCACTTTTTGGAAACCAATAAGGAAGAGGAGTCGGCTAATGAGTAACGCACAAAACGATGCACTTATGGAAAGCGCCTGCGAGCGCTTCTATGAATTATGTCACGATGATAGCGAGCTTGAGATGCTCATACATGAGCATTTTCTGGAAGGGCACGAGCACTATTTGGTGTGTAAAGAAGGCCATGAGCTTGGTAAATATGTGGATTTGGACGAGCTGTTTGGCAAGCTATGGGCGCTTGATCCTGAACTCGTAGTAACAAATCCGTTTGAAGCCGTTAAACGCTATTGTGGGGTGCAATGAATAGAGAAGATTTGTTAAAGGCTATGCATATCAGGCCGTTAGGAGTATCAGAAAAAGCCCACAAGAAAGGTTTGCGTAAAATGATAGATGAATATCATAAAAAAAACGCTTACGGACCTTTTTATAAATTCGTCAAAGAAGAGCAGGGATCGAATGACCAAAAAACCTAAAACCAAATGGAAGCGCGTAAGCATCTGCATGACTGAAAAGCAGTGGGCTTTTCTTTGTAGGAAGGCTGGAAACAAGGCCGTTGGGGTTTCTCAACTGATGAGGGAGTTGGTTGATATAATCATGGGCGGTGAGGAAAAGAAGGGGCCGTGAGGGGCCCCGTTTGCCCTACTTCTTTTTGTGGTGGGGCTTTTTTTCTTCTTTATGATGCATTTTCTTTTCTTCTTTGTGGTGCATCTCTTTTTCTTTCTTGTGGTGTTTCTCTTCTTTTTTCTTGTGCATTGTGTCCCTGTTGGTTTGGGGGTTTAATCTTTTTCAGATTCCCATTTAAAGTTTTTTCTTACAACTTTATTTCTTTTTCTTGGGTATTTTTGCGCCGTGGCGTCTTGCTTCACTCAAAGCAATCGCAACAGCTTGAGATTTTTTCTTGCCTGAATGTATTTCCGTTGAAATATTTTCTGATATGGCTTTACGGCTCGTGCCTTTATTTAGTGGCATTGATTATTCCTCTTCTAGAAATTCAAATGTTTCGTCTATCGGGACGCCTTCAATGGTGATGCCTACGTGGTATCTTTTGCGGTCAATGAATGAGGTGCCCTGGATCATGCGTCCGATTTTCATTTGGTCGATTTCGCGCTCGGATAGGATGATATCATAGTAAAAGTCGCCGTCAACTTGCTCGAGGATAGTTCTCATTTATCTGCCTGTATTCGTCCAGGGCATAAACCTTAATGGTTATCTTGCCTTTTTCCCCGTATACCTTTTCTGAAATATTTTTTACAACAAAACGATCGTCTTGGAACAAAATATTTTTTATGCAGTCTTCGTAGAACTTGCATAGGTTGGAGGTGTCGCAGCGTGTGGGGCGTATTTCGCCGGAGAGCATGGAGGGGATGGTTTTCTTGGGGGTGGCTTTGGGGATCTTCTCATGAAACAGCATGTCTACTACTACGTAGCCGGGGATGGGTTGTCCGTGGTAGAGCGCGCGGACGGCTAATTGGGTCCACGACTTTTGTTTAGCCTTGGGGTTGTAGGTGAAGCCGTTACGGAGTATCCGGGAAGGACTCCATGGGGTTGGGTCTGCTTCTATTTCTATCTCTATCACTTAGAAATTCTCTTTTGATTCTCTGTAGTATGTTTTCTATATCATCGATGGCGAACTCTATATTTTCTACATTTTTCAAAGAAATTTCTATACAGGCTATTAGAATTGCCAGTTCAGCTTCTGGAAGTAGGGATCGAGAATCTAGATATAAGGATATACCGTTTATGGCATCATCCATTTTTTTCAAGACGCAAAATATATCCTCTTTATCTGCCATGGAACTTCCTGTAAGTTTCTATCATTTCGTCTATGGTTACCTTTCCCTTCGTCGCTAGCTCTATTGCCCGGCCTATTTCTAAGTTAGGGAGGCGCTTGTATAGGATGTAATTGGAGATGCAATTTTGGCTGACGCCCAGCATTTTCGCAAACTCTGAAGCTGCAAGGTCCCTAGATTCTAGGTACTCTTTCAAATGCATTTTTACCTTGATTGTAAACGATTGGTGTTGATCTTAGCAGAGGGTATTTTTTACGGCAACACAACATTTGTTGTTGCTAAAATCACGAACGTGTTATAACATGGGTATGTTTAGAGAAAACCCCGTAGTTAGAGCTACGGGGAAAACAGTAAAAGCACCAGGAGTATGAAGCTTGATGCGTCTAGATAGTAGCATTCCGCTGCCTTTGTCGACAATTCAAAAAACTCCTATCATGAACTTAAGATGTCAAAGAATTTATTTTATGACAAGGAGCCATTATGATAGAAAGATTTTTAGAGCCTGATGTAGCCGATCCTGATTGTTGCTGTCCGATATGTGGGAAAGATTCCCTGTATTTGGACCTTAACGGTTGGATTTGTTACCGGTGCGATGAGCGTATACCTTTACCTGAACCATGCGATGGAGAAGAGTATGACTATTAAAGAAAAACCTAAGATAGCCACGTTTTTAAGGCAGATTGAAGAAGAGAGGGCCTGTGACCTTGAAAGGGTCCTCTCGGATTTGGATTACCTTGATTTCTCTTTGAGAGAAACTCAAAAGGACGTGGGGAAGCTAAAAAACTCAATAAGAGAACTTTTAAAATAAACTTTTACACTAAAGGAAAACCATGAAACACGAATTTTTACCATCAGAATTTGAATCACTTAAAATCGAAAAACCTTACTGGAAAATGTCCCAGATGAAAGAGGGCGAGAACCGTTTCCGCATTGTCATGCGTCCCATTGCCGGGTGGATGGACTGGAAAGACAATAAGCCGATGCGTTTTAGGCCCAGCAATAAGCCTAGCGCTCCGGTGGATGCGTCCAAGCCTATCAAGCCTTTCTGGGCTTTGCATGTGTGGGACTATGCGCGTGAAGCGTTATTTATATTAGAAATCACCCAGAACAGTATAATTAAAACTTTAACCGCGCTCGGTCACGATGAGGACTGGGGCGACTTCCTCAAGTACGACTTAAAGGTAAAAAAGGAAGGAGCTGGTAAGGACACCAGGTATACCATTACCCCTCTGCCTCACAAACCTCTATCAGAACGCGTTTTAAAGGCCATTGCTGCGTGTCCCGTGAGATTAGAGGCTCTGTATGAGGGGGGCGACCCTTGGACCGATTTAACGGCCTTTAATGAAGAGACAGGAGAAGTCCTTGATCCCGGCATCCTGACAGAAGCGCAGTGCGACGAGCTGGACGCGATTACGTTGAAGGACGCAGCATTGGAAAAGAAGATCTGCGAGAATTTGAAGATAGATAACATCTACCGGACTCCTGCCAAGGACTTTGACCGGGTGCGTGACTACGCTGAAAAATACCGAGACAACCTAGAAAAAAAGAGGAACATAGCATGACACCGGAACAAAGAAAAGAGTGGCTAGCTTGGAGAAAGATTGGGGGCAGCGATGCTCCCTCCATCATGGGGGTGAGTAAGTTTGCGCCGTTTACTCCCTACCAGTGGTGGGAGAAGAAGCGCTCCGGCGAGGATACGTTTGTTAATAACGCGATGAAGAGGGGCAATGACTACGAGCCCGAGGCGCGCGCTCTCTTCTGCAAGAAGATGGGCGTGGAGTTGGAGCCGGGGCGTTTCGAGCATCCTACTTTGGATTTCATGACAGCCACTCTCGATGGTATAGATGAGGGCAGAAAAACAGCCGTGGAGATAAAGTGCTCAAATCCAGATACACACGAATGGGTAAGAAAAAATAGACAGGTACCAGAGTTTTATTTCCCACAGACCCAGCACATTATTGAAGTTTCAAAACCTGAACGCATGTTCTATGCGAGCTATGAGACTGTAACAAAAGATTTGATAATTGTCGAGGTCGAAAGGGATGCGGACTACATCCAAAGAATGGTTGCTGAAGAGGCGAAGATGTGGGAGTGCCTGAAGACGGGCGAGCCCCCGGCTTTGACTGAAAAGGACTTCATTTGCCGGGAAAAGGACATGGACTGGGAGTTCATCGCTAAGGAGATCCTGGAGATCGATAGAGTTCTCAAGTCCAAGGACGCCGAGCTGAAGCCGTTGGCTAAGAGGAAGGAGGAGCTGCGCGAGGCGCTCATTATGCTAGCTGGTAACAAAAGCTCCCTTGGAGCCGGGGTTAGGTTAACCAAGTCTCTTGGGAAAGGGACGGTTGATTACTCTAAGGTTCCCGAGCTCCAGGGAGTAGATCTAAGCCCGTATACCAGTGAACCTAAATCTAAGTGGATCTTGACTATGGTCAAGTAGACATCTTGACACGATATTGTGTCAACTTCGAGTTGACACGTTATTGTGTCATCTTTTTTCTGACGTATTTTCTTTTCTGTTGGGTGATGGTGCGAGGAGCAGGCACGTTTATCGTGTGCGCTCTTTCTTCTAAGCGCGTTTCGGTGATCATTACGCGGACGTTTATGTCAGATACTTTTTCTGTGATGAGATCCAACCTGAGGTCTAGCTTATCTATTTTATCGCTTATGTCCGCGAGCTGCATTTTTTGAGTGCCGTGATCCAAACTTAGGTGATTGAGTTCAGTAGCCACTTTTTTGTTAAGTCGGAAAAAAAGGAGGATGAGGAAGAAAATTAGAACGCTCATGACTGTCAGAGATATCAAAATCCAAAAAAGAACGTCGGCGAAGATCATGTATTTCCGAAACTTGGTGACTTTTTTGGGATTAAATTTTAATCTCGGCCGTATAAACAATTGAGCGGACCGCACAGCCCGCTCAACCTAGAAATACTAGTGTTCATTGACAGCGAACGCTAGTGATCTTACTGAATCGCCGATTAAATGCGATAGTAAAATGAAAGGTTGATAAAGATCAACTCTTCTCTAGGTGCGGTCCGCTCTCCAAAAGGAGAGAAAAAATGTTCACCGCTTCAACTCAACAGTCAAGCTTCAAACTCAGCTTGGCCTCTCAAATCGCCCTAATAGACATGATGTCCGATACCGAAAAAGCCGTATCCTCTGCTTTTGCGTGGTTCTATAAGCTTAAAAAAACAGGAGAGCACGAGACCTCTCATCCAAGACGAGAAACGATAGCCAAGGCCGCCAAGTGCAGCGTTAAATCAGTTAGCAGGTTTATCGAAAAATACAAATTTTGTTTTGAAAGTGTACGGCAGCAAAAAAAAACGGTAGCCAAGGGCCATAATCTTTGGGGCTCAAACGTCTACACATACGATGCCGAGTTCTTTGACCTGGTGTGTTTTCTGAAAGAGAAGGGTTGGTGGAAAAACTGGAAAAAAATGGGCGCGTTCATAACTTCTCAATTCACTGAAAATGAATGGGATGCGCGCTCAAAATACGGGTATGATTCATGGGTTTTGAACAGTCAAATGTCCCGCGGACCACGCTTAAAATGTCCCACAACAGTCTTAAGGGTTTCTTCGAAACCTTCTAATAAGGTACCTACAGAACAGGAGCCCGTGCCAGACTCGCGTCAAACAAAAAAGAGGGCTTCGGAAGAGATAAGAGTTCCAGGGTTGTCGGACCAATATAAAATAAAATTTGATAGGTTCGGGAGTATTTTTCTTGCTCAGGAGATCAATAAGGATTATGATTTCGCCTTGAAATATGGGAAGCTCCCTCGATATCCGGATCGGTGGGTAGATTCCCGGTTGATGGCGCACATGCCCTATCAATATAAAATTTTAAATAGGCTTAAAAATGGAATGGATTGACGTTGCTCAAAAAAAACCAGATACAGACCAGGTTTGTTATGTGCAGAATATAAAAAATTCTATGGATTGTTTTATTTGTGTTTATATGAAAGATTGGGATGTTTTTAGGCTTTTTGACACCAAAACCCATGATAATTTTGCTATTGAAGTGACTCATTGGATTCCGTTGCCATCACCGTTGAATCTTAGATAAAAATGCTATTAAGTGCCCAAAATCCGCTTAATCTTATAGGGCCTCACCCAACTAACGGGGCGAATGCGGATAGCGGAATTTGGGCCGTTTAAACATAAATAGGGGGTGTTATATGAGCGGCGTAGACATGAGTGTTTCCGTCAAAACCACGGTTGAGCAATGGGAAGTTTGGTGCAAAGAAAATAATGTCAGATATGAAAAAACTGAGACAGAGTTTAAGATTTTTGTAGACGATCCTGAAAAAAAGTGTGATTTGCTTAAACAGGCCAAATAAGGAAAGTACGATGAAAAAACTACTGCTTATAATTCTGGCGTTTCCAGCCCTGATCTGCGCCGAGCTGCGCTTTCCCGAGACTTACAAAAGTTTCGCCAAGGGAGACTATGTGCGGGCTCTTGATCAATACAACGCCATCTTGGTTTGGAACAAAGAAGACCTGACAGATCTAGAGCGCTTGGAAGCTCTATGGGGAAGAGGAATCAGTGCCATGTGCATTTATGAAAAGGACTCTCATGATTCTCAAAGACTACTGCAAAAGTGCGTCGCAGAAGATGAACAAAAAACCATGAATATGGCTGTGTGGTTCCTGGGGATTTTTAGAGATTGAAGTAGTTCTTAACGGAGTAGGCGTAGTGCGTGATTCCGTTTAGATAGACCATCCATTCTGGGAAGTCCAGGGTCTTTGCCAAGGGTCTGTTTTTCATTGCCACAGTAGAGCCGGAAAGTGTTGCAGAGTAGTTGCAGACGTCCGTTCCTGGGGTTTGAGTGATGAGCAAATTCCACGCTCCTGATGGATGAGATTCGCTGACATCCATCTGGGAAAAAGGCAAGATCGCTCCGACGTTTGCATGGAAATTGAATAATATGGCCGTTTGAAATATCTGAATCTGATTGGCGAAATTAATGAAATCCACAGCTGGTATGGTTAGGGTTGGCCTAGACGAGAACGTCACCTGTTGGTTTGAGTTCGCATAAGTTAATACGTCTACGCTGCTTCCGCCATCGGTGCAAGTTAGAACCGCTGTTGCGGCTGCAAGGTCGATTACGATGTTTGATATTAGTGCCATTGGGCATCTCTTAAATTAATGGTTCTATTTTTTTATTGTTTAACATACCAAATAACCATGAAATGCCGTCCTGCTACCAGTTGCATCTCCAAAAACTCCCACAGTTTTCGTTCCTCCTGATACAACATATGCGCATGTTGCAGTGTCATTGGCAGTCATGCTAGCAAATACGGTAAACCCAGAAGGGTTGTTTCCAATAAGAGATGATGCCGTATTTCCAAAATTATATGTGTTTGCTGTTGTAACTATTTGTAATATTACTGTATTAGCTGCAACTAAACCTTGTCCTAAAATATAAAAAGTAAGCATATACCTGCCGGTAACAGGAGCTGTAAACGTGCCAGTTCCAGTGTTGAAATTGGAATTTTGATCAAACCTGGTAGCATTAAATATCAAAGTATATACAGTTCCGTCCCCTGTATTGTTAGTGGTTGCAGCATTTTGATAAGCAAAGAATGCGGGTTGAGTGGTATTTGTCTGTCTTCCTGTAGAGTCGATTTTAACAGTGCTATTGTTGAAAAGAGCTGTTCCCCCAGTTCCGTTCCAAGTGGAGATAGCTCGATCTGTGGAAGACCCTGGCCCAGCTACGTTTCCTGACGCCGCTGCCCAACTTGGAGGAGAACCTGTGGTTGCAGTTAGAACCTGTCCTGTCGTTCCGTTTGCCAGCCAGCTAGGAACTCCGCTCGCGCTTGTAATAAGGGTTCCGTTATTTGCTGTGGCAAGAGCTGCCATCACGTTAGCGGAGGAGGCGTAAAGTAGGGTGGAAACCGCGTTTGTATTGGGGTATGTGCTTGTCGTTGCCGACCAGTTAGTTCCATCGGCTCGTAAGATTGTGCCTGTGCCAGTGGCTGTGGAGGGATATGTTGCGGTTGAAAAACTAGGCGCAGCTGCGGAATTGGACTGTAAAATATTTCCCGTGGTTCCTGGACCTGCTAAGATAGAAGGAACCCCCGTGGCGCTAGTTACTAACATCCCATTATTGGCTGTTGCAAGTGCTCCCATTACGTTAGCTGAAGAAGCATAGAGCAAGGTGCTAACGGCATTCGTGTTTGGATAGGTGCTTGTTGTAGCTACCCAATTAGTGCCGTCTGCTCTTAAAATAGTTCCGGTGGATGTAGCAGTTGATGGGAAAGTTGATGTGCTAAAAGAGGGATCTGCTCCAGTGTTTCCTTGCAGTATTTGTCCTGTGCTTGCAACGGAAAGCGATGATACGGCATTCGAGGCGCCGCCTATCAAGATCCCATGCTGAGTAACAGTAGATGCGCTAATAGGAGATGCTGCGTTTCCTGTCAAAATTCCTGTGAGAGCCATTTTTTACCTATTTTTTAACAAACCAAGTTTCCAGAAAAATTGCATGTCAAATTCGCTGCGCCATAAACCGATACTGTTTTTGCGCCATTTTGAACCTGAGCGACAACCGATACTGTCTGTCCGGCAGTTAGGGCAAGTAAAGCAGAACCGCTAGCCGAAACAAAACCTGCTGCTCCCTGGCTTATGTATGGATTAGTCCAATAAACCGCAGGTGATCCAAATGCTGTATTAGTTATAAAGAATATCGTGTAATCTGTATGAGAGCTTGAAAAAGTGCTTATTGTTAAATTTACATTAAACTGATATTTGCCAGTCACGGGTGCTGTAAATAATCCGGTTCCAGAATTATAATTTGATGCCTGATCGAATATTACCGTATCAAAAATCACAACATATTGTGTTCCATCTCCTGTAGCATTTGTGGTAACGGCAGACTTATAGGCATTGAAAGCTGGTTGTGCGGTATTTGTAGCTACTCCCGTGCTTGCTATCTGCGGTCCAGCGTAGTTCACAAGACGTGTGCCGTTATATGTGACTACCCCATTTGATTGGGTAAAAGAGGTGGCGTTGCTTCCGCCTGATGTAATGCCAAGGGGAGCCTGAGGGAACGCGGGCACACCGGCTCCGGTAAGCGTGAACGAGTCAGCTAATGATCCGGCGTTATTAGTCTGGATGGCGAAGTTGGAAGTCTGGACGTTGGTTGAGGCGTTGGGAGTTTTGGTGTACATGTTGGCGGCTATGAACGCGGTGCCGTTGTTGACCATGGTGTCGAAGTTCATCTGCACGCCGATGTTGTTTCCTGCGGAATTTCCTGTCGCCATATAGTGGGCTACGGATAACGCCGTAGTAACGGCAGTTGTTGCTGTATCTCTGTATGACGCGACTACTTCTTGCCTACTAAGTTGGTCAAGCCCGGCATAGGTTTGGGTGACATAAGGGGGAGCGGCAATTGGGACTAGACGCGGTAATGCTTGTGAAACACCCACCCACGCTATATTTATATGTATGGTCTGCCCATTTCTATTGCCTACATCTACCAGAAGAACAGTGTCCCCATTATTGTCTGTAGCGATCCTCAAGTTTGTCATAACGGCTTGATTTAAGAATGCTTGGTTAGACAATATAGAGACATTTCCATAGTTATCTAGAAGAGATCCGGCAGCTGTTAGAACCATTGTTTGAGTTCTTCCAGTCTCTTTCAATTCTAGGTAAAAAGTTCCTGAAAATGTATTTGAAGTGTTGTTTGCTGCAATTACATATGTTCCATCAGCAGCAGCAACAAGTTGAGCTGAAGCGGTTGAGTTAGACTGAACAAATCCATTTGCATCGACCAAGAATGCTGCGGAATCAAAGTGAGAGACGCCGTTTTTGTTAAGATTAGTGGCAGAAACAGCCGAGCTAATCTGTACCTCTACATCCACCGTATTTGGTGCAGGACTATTTATGGTTAGGACTCTAGTTCCGAATGAGCCAGTAGCATATTGTCCTCCAGTATAGGTAATGAGACCTCCCACGGTTGGAAGGACGGGGTTAGTTCCCCCTCCTGTGGTCGTGTCTACGCCTATCTTTGTGAGCCCTTGACCTCCTGTATTCTGGAGGGTGATGTTGGGAGAAGAGTATCCTATGGTGATTGAGCCATCTGGAGATGTCAGCGTTCCTATCTTGATGTTTGGAAGAGCGGTGGACCCGATCATTAGCTGACCGTTAGAGGTAACTTGTGCCGTTCCCGCAGTCAAAGAGTTGCCAGTGAAGTCCACGTTCAGAGCGTACATTACAGAACCGGTATCAAAGCCTGGCATATTTTATCCTGCAAACGTGTAAATTAATGTTCCTACCCAATCCATGACAAATCCCGCTGCTCCGTCCGACTTTCCTGTTACGCTAACTACGGCATTGTTGCCGCTTACTCCAAGCGAAGCTGTGGCCTGGGGAACGCTTCCTATAGTTCCTTCTTCGAAGTGGTCAACCTGCTGAGTGGGGATAAGGGTTGCTGTGGCTCCATCGGTCCTGACGGCTCCTACTATGGTATAGCCTGCTCCCAGAGGAGCGCCTATGCCTGTTTTGGCGAACCCCGCTATCACTATGTCGAATGTGTAAACGCCGGGGGTTGCTCCCAAAGCTAGAGTTATCAAAGAAGAAGTAGCAGCTCCTGTCGTTGTGACGCTACCGGTAGCTCGATTAGTCAACTCAACTGTTAGAGTGTTTCCACCGGAGCTGCCGTCTGTTTGGATGCCATTGGGATTATTGACGGTTACGCTGCCACCGGGGACGTTGAGAATGTTTAGAGCTGGGATCGCTGGAGAGTTTACATCGGTGACGTAGGAAGTAGCTACGTTCGGAGGAATGACTCCTCCTCCACCTGTATTACTCTTATAAATTTGGCTCATTTATGGATTCGCCTTTGCATAAACATAAGAGATCGAAAATGTTCCTGAAGCTCCATTACCTGAAAATACAGTACCTGCCGGGAACGAGAAGTTAACCGCAGTACCATGATTACCCCGAAGATCCAGAACGAGGGCCTCTCCTGCTGGGAATGTGCGCCAAGTGGTAGCGCCGCCATCTGTTGAGATGGCGACTGCAACGGTTCCTTGGTTGTCAAAAATGAGAATCACAGGCTGAAACAACAGCGTACCGATTGTCTTAAAGCTACCACTCATGGAGGTAGCCAACTCAGGCGCTGCTAAACAGTATGGACTCAGATTTATTGACATGGTTCCTCGATAGGGGTTTCTGGAGCAGCGGGAGGCAGGCTTGCTGCATGCGCTTCATTAATTTTATTCACCACAAAAGCCTTCATCTGGGTGATTACGTCATGGACTTCTCCAAGAGGAGCGTCCACTTCGCATAGCAGCTTATAAACTCTCTCTCCGGCTTTGATTTCTAGTGTCGTCAGGTTCTTAATCATCGGTTTTCCTTTTGGTTTTGGGTTTACCGCCTTCCTTTTAAAAAAATTCGTTAACTTAGTCAACATTTTTTTAAGAGATGACCCAAAACGTAATCAGCACGTTATCGCCAGCACCAAGAGGTCCTGCACCATTGTTCTTTGTATGAACGATGAACGATCCTGCTGCTGTCGTTACTCCCAAGATGCCCATCTGAGCGTTGTTGGTAGAGGCGTTAAGATTAGAAACTGTGCACATGATCCCAGATGTTGTAAGAACCGTACTATTTGTAATTGTAAAGTCCTGGGATGCCGCAGAAGCAGTTGTGAATCCTGTAAATGTAGCAACCCCTACGCGGTTATTCATTGTGACAGAGCTTGTGGCTGCGGCTGTTGAACTTGTAGCAGGAACCATCTGCACGTTCCCGGCTGCGCTTAGCTTCAATCCTGTCGTTCCAGAACCCGCTTGCAGAGTCAATGTCGCAGAGGCTGTGGTTGAGCCGATCGTTACCACGTTGGCAACTGCCGCTGTGGCGATGTTCAGGGTCTTAACTCCTGTTCCGCCGTTAGCCAATGTCACAGTCTGAGCGCCAGTTCCTGGGGCCAGGTCGAAGTTACCAGTTTGTAGTCCTGTACCGCCGATGGAGATCGTGCCTCCAGTCATAGCAGTTCCTATCGCTACACTTCCTGCTGTCTGAGTATTACCGATCGTGATCACGTTAGCAGAAGTACCGCCGATAGAGATCGTTTTGACAGCACCACCCGTACCGATAGAAATAGTTGTGACCGACGCATCTGTAGAAATGCCAAGAGCGCCCACTCCTGAATTGACGGTCAGAGTACCACCTGTAGCCGTAACCGCAAGAGCTCCACTACCTGACTGAACAGTGGTAGAAGAGGTGCTATTTGTGCTTCCCAAAGTGACGCCTTTAACAGCAGCTCCCGTAGCAAATGAAACGGTAGTTGCCGCTGCATCTGTGGAGATACCAAGAGCACCTGTACCTGAGTTGATGGTCAGAGTTCCATTTGTAGAGGTTACTGCTAATGCACCTGAACCAGATTGCAGGGTAGTAGAAGAGGTTGTGTTGGTAGAACCAACGGTTACCGCTTTTACCCCAGCTCCTGTACCCACGTTCAGAGTGTTGTTAGTAGCATCCGTAGAGATACCGACTGTACCGGTTCCAGAGTTCATTGTGATCGCGCCGTTAGTGGCTGTAATCGCAAGAGTTCCAGATCCAGACTGTAGAGTGGTTGAGGATGTAGTGTTAGTTGATCCCAGAGTTAGAGCTTTTACACCGGCTCCAGTCGATATGTTGACTGTGGTGTTAGTAGCATCGGTAGAGATACCGATTGTGCCAGTACCACTGTTGATAGTGATCGCTCCGTTTCCAGTGCTATAAGTAATGCCACCAGATCCAGATTGCAGAGTAAGGGCCGATGTCG